CCATAAGTCTAATTCCACCAATCCGGAGTGTTGTTTGATTTATCCCATTTAGCAAAAAAACATTTTGCTAAATGGGATAAATCAAACAACACTCCGGATTGGTGGAATTAGACTTATGGAATTTCATCACCCATCATACTATAAAAAATTGAGAGAGAAGAGAAAGAAAGAAGAACAAGCGCAAGCGGATAATCTAAACTCAGAGAATACAGAAAGGTTCATTAAAAACGCTCAAGCGACCACTGACCAAGGACAAGCGAGCGCAAGCGAACGCAGTACTACGCAGACCAACGCAAGACGACGCAAGCGAACGTCCACAAGCGCAAGCGAACGTTGATTAATAATCTTTAATGTATCCTGGTGGTAGTATTAATCTTTCTTCACGATTAGGTTTTAAAACAATTCTAATTGACTCGGCCCCAGGCGTAGACATAGCGTGTTCTTGTACTTCTATACGTTTAATCTCTTCTAAATAGCCATTAACGTGTATAAATATCTTAGCATTAGACACGGCATTTCCTTTACGACCATTAGTAAATTTTTCTAGGTATTCTTGTAGATGTTTTACGTACATTAAAGAGTGCCTTTATTTCTGTATTCTTCCACCACAAAGTTTAACTTCTTTTTTAAATCAGCTATCTCATCAAGTAATTTTTTATTATCTCTTTTGAGAGATTCATTCTCAATTTCTAGGTTATCAATTCTAAATTCTAAATCGTTAGACCCTCTATCATACAAACTTTTTGTTGGTTTCATATTGACAATATATGATTGTTACCTTAAAATGTCAATCTATGGGTGTACCTAAAAGACTTACAGAAATGCAAAAAAGATTTGCTGAATTAATTGTATTCGGTGGTGAAGATGGCCCACTTTCTCAAACTGAGGCAGCCATTAAAGCAGGATACAGTGAAAAAAGAGCAAGACAAGAAGGATCAGAATTATTAAATCCAAGATTGTCACCATTAGTAGTTCAGTATGTAGATAAATTAAAACAAGAAAGACTTAGAAAATTTGAAGTCACTTTTGAAGGACACATTGCAGAATTATCTAGAATTAAAGAGGCCGCATTAAAGAAAGGAAGTTTCTCATCAGCAGTAAATGCTGAAACTAATAGAGGAAAAGCCGCCGGGTTATATATTGATAGAAAGATTATTAAGACAGGTAAATTAGATGATATGTCTATTGAGGAACTACAAGCAAAAATTAAAAAGATTGAAGAAGACTACGCACAAATAATAAACGTCACCCCCGACCCAAAACAGATCGAGGGTGAAATTAAAAAAGATTAATCTTCGTCGTCAGAGTCTTCTGAGTCTTCGTCAATTTCATCTTCAACATCGTCTTGCATTTCTAGAACGTCCATAATGTTAGCAATCTTATTTTCTAACTCTTCAACCTTTTCTTCTAATTGCTCGATCTTGTTTTTGTTTTCTTCTTCGTGATTTTTTCCAAACATGTTCCCTCCTTGTTGGAGCGGCACCATATGGCCCGTTCCAAAAATAATCAATCATTTTGTTTCCCATACTATATATTAACTTTTTCTAGTTTTAATATACAACCAATAGGAAATATATTTCTATCACTAAATACTTCATCTTTGTCATCATAACTAGCAAATGTTCTTAAAAACTTTCTATCTTTAGAATAAACATAGGCCATTGTAGTCATTGTACTAGCATCAAACTTATCAAATTCTTCTGCTGTCGCATGCCCAGCATCACCTGTAATATCAACCCAGTGTATTTTATAAAAATAATATTTCTTTTTATTAATTACCACATGTTTATATTTGGATTTTTTAGCCCGTTTCATACAACCTATATACACGGTTTAAGATTATATTTATATCATTGATAATGTCTCATTTGCCTTAATTCTGCCACATTTGACCTATGCCGACCCCTAATAAGAAAAATTTTTACAATGCGCTATTTTAAAAAAAAATATAAAATGGTATCGGCAATGCTAAAATACCCCTAAAAATGACCTAGAACCATTGGTATTATTGACTTTCTTTGCCGACACTTTGGGTATCGGCCTGGTATCGGCCCGATATCGGCATTTTTAATTTGTACACTCATAAGTTGTATTTTGACTCAAAAAACCCATAATGGACGAAAATTTACCGATAGCCGACACCTCGCCGACACCTCGCCGACACTTTGGGTATCGGCATTTTGTGACATAATCTTGCCACAATCTTGCCACAATTCTGCCTCAATTAGCTAATTTTACCTTTGATGAAATCTTCGGCCGTAACCTGATCCGTGTTCCGTGAGCCTTGATCCTTCTCACTTTCATACTCACTCTGTATTAATTCGTAATATTGATTGACACGCTTTAATGCTCGATGTTTCCATTGCCTTAATTCAGCGTCCTGTATCTTAAATTCCTGGTAATATAAATCAGGTGTACAGATCATAATCACACCTTGACGAATCGTGGATCCATAAACATAATCATGGGCCATTGCATACATTGCAATCTGTAACTTATAATCTTCCACCCATTCCTCTCTCTTAGGTCTATTCGATTGTTTAAAGTCAATAATGGTATCCATATCATTATGCACACCTACTAAATCAGTAGAACCCGCATATAGCCCCGGATAATGCAACGTGACCTCTGACCCGTAATAACCAGAGATCGGTAAAAAACCGGTATCTATGACCTTCCTAGCCATACGTTTTGCCTCTTGTCCAAGCTCTGTTAAATCCTCATAACCTCTACCAATAATATAGTTTTCAAGATGTTTATGCATAGAAGTACCACGTTTAGAAGACATGTTCTTGATTCGTTCAGCTTCTGTTTCACCTTTGTTCGCAATCCATCTTTTTAGAAATTCTTTATTCTTAGTTCTATCTAAAATGGTTGTGACCGATGGCAATCTAATACCATTAACGTCATAGGTTCGTGGGCCTTGATCATTGATCTGACGAAACGTGCTATAATTATATTTGTCTATTTTCTTTAACATATCGATTAAACTCCTCTATTAGTTGATACCATTGTTGTTTATATTTTTCTTCCCTAGTTTCATTCCACTTAATATACGCTTGTTGTATTTCTAATAATAAATTCATTTTTTAAAAAAATAATAAGATACCTCATCTAATATAAAGATTAGAAAGATAATGGTTAAAACACAAATCATCATAATAAATATCAAAAAATTATAAATGATATTTATCGTATATCTGAATATATCTTTTACAATTTTCATAAAGTTCTTCATAACTATCTCTTCCCTTCATTAAATTAAATCTTTCATTGACTAAAGTAAAATTATCAACGTGATTGTTTCTTCGATCACCATCCGCATGATCACAGTGTACGTCACTAAACTCAGCGTTAACAATTTTATCGCTTAACTTACATCGAACCATTGGATACATAACCGGTATGCCATTTTCATAATCAGGTAATCCCGTCCATTGATTAACGGCTTGTTTGTATTTATCCTTTCGTGTAATACCAGGCCAGATCTTATTTAAAAAATCCCAAATCTTAGCGTTTTGATATTTTAATTGTGCTTTATTCATAAAGTATTTTCCTTTCACTCTTGATTTAAAACCGTAAACAAAGTTTCTAGCTTTCTTTCGAATGGAACCGATTTGTACTATTGGAGTATTTACGTAATCTCCTCTTAGTTTTTTTCCCTTACCACTTGAATTAAAGTTTTCAACTTTCTTAAACATGCCTTGCATGTTCTTAACTCTACGGGCTTTTGTTTTTTCTTTTTGACCTTTGCCTAAATGATAAGCAACGCTTCCTTTACTAACGTTCAAACGTTTAGCAATGTAACTATAAGGAAAGCCACGTCTACCTAAAGACAAAATTTTTTCTTTCTTATAACTATTCTTAGAAAGTTCAGTTCTCATTTAACGGTTATGATTTTCCAAGAATTCTTAGCAGTACGCCAGTCGTTCTTTTTACTATCCCAATATCGTTTGCATAAGTTCCCTGTTCCGTGGGCAATGAACTCATATTGTTTTTCAAAGTGCGGATCATAAGGACGTTTAATTTTTTTATGATCGGACTCTGAATAATAACTAATGTAGTATTTAGTTTTTTTCATGATTATATTTCCTTTCTATTTTTAATACTTCATTCTTTAACATTTCAAACGTTGGAAATTTACATCGAGAAATATCCTTGATGAGTGATCTGATATCATCAATCAAATCTAAATTTCTTATTTGAGATGCAAAACAATGTTGATTTAATTCTTCTAGAGTTAAACCTTTTTTTATTTTATTAGCAATGTCAAGATAACATTTATTTTGAGCCTTTAATCTTAATCGTTAAATGAGAACTGAACTTTCTAAG